GTAACCATGCATGAGAAGATGTATAGGATTGCTACATCAAAATACAATCCATTTTCAGTAGGTGGAACTGAGAGTATTCACGATTTTCAAGGAGGTTCGGAAAATGCAATGGCTACCTGATGCCTTTAAGGCTAACAAATATCAACCTTGGTTGTGGGAGAAGTACTATGGAACCTTCGATCATACAAAGATGCAGAAGCAGAGGGCAGAGAATGAGGCAGAGAATAAGTACCAGAAAGATAGAATGCAACATGGTAAAAAGAAGGTAGGTACTAGCAGACAGAGTACAAAGTATAAAGATTTTGTCAAGAAAGCAGCAGAAAGTAAGAAGAGACTTAGACCTGGTGAGGTTAAGAGATGGGATAAGGCTAAGAAAAAATGGATTTCAAATAAAGATTGACTATATACTACAGAGTTTTATACTTGCAATGATTAATTTTTTAATGCCTATCGCTATCAGCATCATAAACAAAGCTGTTGATAGAATTCCAGACGATTTAGACTCAGTTATTAAGGATTTTCTTATTAAGTTGTTGCGGAGAGCAGCAGCTAAAACAGGGAATAAAGTTGACGACGAACTAGTCAATGCCCTTGCAAAGGCATTACTAGAGTCCTGAGATTATAAATAATCTTAGAAATAAATCGTACTTTGGGTAAAGGACATGGCTCTCTGGGGTTCTAATGATAATATTACGACATTCGGTACTATCGCAGTAAGCGGTACTACCGTAACTGGTACTGGTACTACTTTTACGAACGATGTGACCGTTGGTCAAGTTCTTCGTGTTGGTGCTAGAGGCGGTGTCGGAACTCACTACGGTGCAGCAGTAATCACAGGTATTACTAGTGACCGAGTGTTAACCATCGATACAACAGATGGATTAAGTGCAACTAGTATTGCAGCAACTTCATATTATGTCACTGAACTTCCTAAGAGTTCTGTACTAGACAGTGTATATCAGGAAGGTAGATCGGATGCTGACGCATTAGTCTATGGTACTGCAACAGAAAATACTGGTGCATACAAAGTAGACCATGTAGGTTGGGTCGGTGTAACCACATATATAGATATGCATGGCACACTGAGAGTTAAAAAAGAGACCCTCGTAGCAATGAGTGGAATCACAACTGGAAGTCTCCCATACCCCACTGACGAATAACATGTAAATGAGATTTGATGAACTGAACGATAACAATTATCTCCTATTCGCTATTAAAAATTATGATAATCCCCAGGCAGTGACCGAGGACGATTTTTACGATGATTTAAAGCGAATAAAGTATATAAAAAGATTGTTAAAAAGATACAGGAACACTGGAGAGTTGAGGACTCATCTTATCCTCAACCACTTCATTGTTCTTTTTAATGTATTTGGTGATGCTGGAGTCCCATTGTTATACTTTAAGTTAGATAAGGATCTTTGGTCTTGTACTAAAAGTTTTCTAACATATCTTGGAAGGGTGTCTGAGTACCCTTACTCTGATCTAAATAGAGTTATGGATGATGAGTTTTGTTTAACACAATTGCGTCAGCTATGAAATCTTTTAAACAATTTACAGAGGAGATGGTTGCCAATGCTGTTGGTCAATCAGGTGGTTTCAGTGGTAAGTCTGATGCTAAAGGTCCAGTTGCAGGGTATGATAAAGGTTTAGGTAAGAAGAAAAAGAAACCTCAGAAGAGGTATGCAAGTGGTGGTCCTGGATCTAGAAAAAGATGGATGTGAATACTGCTATAATAGAACGACTGGAGAAAGTTGTTCAATCTTTACAAGATAACTCTGTAAAGATGGGGCAACTTCTTGCTGTGCATAATGAGAAGTTAGATAAGCAAGATAGAATAGATGCTGTATTGTTTGAGAAGGTGGAGTCAGTTCACCGTGAGGTAAACCGTAGAGCAGAGGAGATTAAGAAAGGTTGTGAAAGAGACATACGAAAGGTTGATGACCGTCTACAGGTCATGGAGAAGAAAATGTGGACTATTTGTGGTGCTCTTGCTGTTATATCTTTCATCGTTAGTCCAATCGGACAAAAAATCTTGACTAACATGGTAGGGAGTGCTACAATATCTGCAGAGCAAACCTTAGTGAATGGATCTAATTGATTCAAAGTATATTGGTCTGGTATCTGCTCGTCTTGAAAAGTTTAAAAGGGTAAAGGATAACCTTTACAATTTTAGATGTCCTTTGTGTGGGGATTCCCAGAAGCACAAGAACAAAGCTAGAGGATATTTTTACCAAGTCAAAACTAATACTAACTATAAGTGTCACAACTGTGGTGCTTCTATGTCATTCAACAATTTTCTTAAGAAGATTGATGGAGTTCTTCATGGAAAATATTCTATGGAGAAATTCAAGTCTGGTTTTACTGGTAAGAATTTTCCTGCAGAGGAACCTAAGTTCGAGTTTGAAAAACCTGTCTTTAAAACTAAGATAGATCTACCTCTTTGCTCAGAGGTTACCTCAGGCAGAACTTACTTAGAGAGTAGGGCATTAGACCCTGCTCTTTTTTATTATGCTGAAAAGTTTAATGAATTTGTTAACACACTTAAGGTTACCTTTGATTCATTTACACAAGATGAACCTAGGATAGTCATACCATTATTCTATGAGAATAATTTAGTAGGACTACAGGGAAGGGCTATTAATCCTTCCTACATTAAATACATTACCATAATGTTGGATGATGACGCACCAAAAATCTACGGATTGGATAACATCAGAAGAGATGCTCCAGTCTTCGTTACAGAAGGACCGTTCGACAGCTCGTTCGTTCGCAATAGCATCGCTATGTGCGGTGCAGACGGTGATGTTAGGAAGTGGGGTGTTAGCGATCCTATTTGGGTCTATGATAACGAGCCGAGGAATCGGGAAATTGTTAGAAGAATCGAGGACACAATCGACAGAGGAGATAAGGTAGTCATCTGGCCCAATGATATATGGGAGAAAGACATTAATGATATGGTTCTATATGGACATATGATTATGGATCTGCTAGAATCGAATACCTATCAAGGATTGGAAGCAAAGATGAAGTTTAATTCATGGAAGAAAATTTAGAGATCCATACAATCTCTCAGGTTGATGTATTGAAGGGTAGATCCCTAGTCAATACAGATGGACTTGCTGATCTTTTATTAGATCATTCTGACCATAGATTAAATGATGACCCCACAACCTCTCTGTATGAGGATTCATTCTGTCCTGACTCTCCTATAGTAGATTCTATTATAGAGGAGTTAAAGGATAGTTTTAATCATTTTACGGGTGGTTCTATACAACTGTTGGGTAAATGGTCACAAATCCATGAACCAAACATGAGCACTAATACACATGCTCATTACCCTGCAGATGTTGCTTCTGTATACTATGTGTCTGTACCTAAAGGATCTGGACAATTATGTTTTTATCCTAGTTACAACAAGTTTAATCCTCATACAGTTAAGTTCCAACCAGAAGAAAAAATGTTTCTAATATTTCCAGGAGTATTAGAACATTCAGTGTCAAGAAATCTCTCTAATGAGAAGAGAATTTCTTTATCATTTAATTTTTCATTATGCTAAAGTCTCATACCATATCACAAATCGATGTCTTAAGTGGCAAGTCCTCTGTGGACATCGAGGGTTTGAGAAATGACATAGATGATTGGTTAAATAGTGCTACTCAAACAGGTAGTTATGATCCTCTAACAGAACTTTATGAAGGTGCATCTGATGATTCATTTTCACCTAAATCTATTATAATAGATAAGTTAATTGAGGAGATACAGAATGAGTTCATCAGTACTACTGGACTGAGGTTAGAGCATGTAGATCATTGGATTCATGTTCATCATAAGAACATGAGTACAGAGGTACACAATCATTATCCTTATGATGTATCTGGTGTATTTTATGTCACAATTCCAGAAGGATCTGGAAGTATAGTGTTCCTTCCTTCTCATAATAAATATCATCCACAGAGGGTTCCATTTGTACCTGAAGAAGGTACATTTTTATTGTTTCCTGGAGTCTTAGACCATACAGTTACGAGACACCAATCTGAGGATAAAAGAATCTCAATATCATTTAATTTTAAAATAATCAATCAAGACTAAAATGAGCAACGGCACTAATGTTAGGAAAAGATCTGGTCACATTGAACCATTAGATCTTCAGAAGATGCATAAGATGGTAGAAGAATCTTGCAAGGATCTTGCAGGTGTATCAGCATCTCAGGTAGAGATTAATTCAGGTGTACAATTTTATGATGGCATTTCTACTGGAGAGATTCAGGAGATACTTATAAAGAGTGCCAGTGATCTGATTGATCTAGAAGCACCTAACTATCAGTATGTTGCTGCACGACTCCTTCTTTTCTCACTTAGAAAGCAATTGTGGGGTCGTTTGCATGATTATCCTAGACTTGGTGACCATGCTACAAAATGTATCGAAGCAGGTATCTATGATAAGCATTTTACTGTATCATATACTGATGATGAAATTGATATACTAGATAGTTACATTGATCATGATAGAGACTACCTGTTTACATATGCAGGTCTCCGTCAGGTGGTCGATAAATATCTTGTACAAGATCGCAGCACTGGTGATGTCTTTGAGACACCACAGTTCATGTACATGATGATAGCTGCAACAATGTTCTCAGAGTACCCTAAAGAAACTAGACTCGATTATGTCAGACGATACTACGACGCAATCTCCAGACACAAAATCAACATCCCAACGCCAGTCATGGCAGGAGTTAGAACCCCCATTCGCCAATTTGCAAGCTGTGTTCTGGTTGATGCTGATGACACCCTCGATAGTATCTTTAGCAGCGATATGGCTATTGGCTACTATGTCGCTCAAAGGGCAGGTATTGGTATTAACGCTGGTAGGATCAGGGGCATCAACAGCAAAATCAGGGGCGGAGAAGTTCAACACACGGGTGTCGTCCCGTTTCTCAAAAAGTTTGAGAGCACTGTCAGATGTTGCACTCAAAACGGCATCAGAGGTGGATCAGCAACAGTCCATTTTCCCATTTGGCACAAGGAAATCGAAGACATCATCGTCCTCAAAAACAACAAAGGCACAGAAGACAACAGAGTCCGTAAGTTAGATTATAGTATTCAGATCAGTGCGTTATTTTACCAAAGGTTTATCGACAATAAGGACATCTCGCTTTTTTCCCCTCATGATGTTCCTTCTCTTTATGAGAGTTTTGGGACCGACTCTTTTGATAGTCTATACTGCTCATATGAGTCAGACGCATCAGTCCCAAGAAGAACAGTTAAGGCACAAGAATTAATATTATCTCTTCTTAAGGAGAGAGCAGAGACAGGTCGTATCTATATTATGAATATCGACCATTGTAATAGTCACTCATCCTTTAAAGATAAGGTTAGTATGAGTAATCTCTGTCAAGAGATCACTCTACCAACTAAACCTTTAAATCATATAGATGATCCTAATGGTGAGATTGCACTCTGTATATTATCTGCTATTAATATAGGTACTCTTAGATCTACTGGTGCTGAGTTAGAGGAACTATGTGATCTATCTGTTCGTGGGTTAGATGCACTGATAGATTTCCAAGGTTATCCTGTTAAGGCAGCAGAGGTTGGTACAAAGAATCGTAGATCACTCGGTATCGGTTACATCGGGTTGGCACATTACCTTGCCAAGCATCATGTATCTTATAATGATCCAGAGGCATGGAAGTTGGTTCATGACCTTACAGAAGCATTTCAATACTATCTATTAAAAGCATCTAATAAACTTGCACAAGAGCAAGGTAAGTGTGGATACTTTGATAGAACTAAGTATGCTGATGGAATACTACCTATCGATACATATAAGAAGGATGTAGATGAGGTAATCCCGAATGACCTTTCACTTGATTGGGGAACTCTACGGGAGGACATACTCAATCACGGGTTACGGAACTCAACACTGTCAGCACAAATGCCATCGGAGAGCAGTTCCGTTGTGTCAAACGCAACAAACGGAATCGAACCACCTAGAGATTATTTGTCCGTTAAAAAATCCAAGAAGGGGCCTCTTAAGCAGATTGTACCAGCTTATCAATCACTAAAATCTCATTACACTTTGTTATGGGATATGCCAAATAACGATGGATATGTTAAAGTAGTCTCTGTAATGCAAAAGTTCTTTGATCAGGCGATCAGTGGTAACTGGTCATATAATCCAGAGAACTATCCTGATAATGAGGTTCCTGTATCTGTTATGGCAAATGATTTATTGACAACCTATAAGTTAGGTTGGAAGACATCTTATTATCAGAATACATATGACAATAAGACAGATGAAATAGAAGAGGATAAATCAAAAGATTGTGGTATTGATAGTTTACTAGAAAGTTTAACCAATGCTACGGAGTGTGATGCCTGTGCAGTCTAAGATAAAGGGTATGACTGTCTTCAATACTGAAGATGTTAATACTAAGAAACAGTCTATGTTTTTTGGTGCTCCCCTAGGGGTACAGAGATACGATGAGTATAAGTATCCTGTCTTTGAGAAGTTAACTCAACAGATGTTGGGATACTTCTGGAGACCTGAAGAGGTATCACTCCAGAAAGATCGTGCAGACTATGAGGCATTGAGACCTGAGCAGAAGCACATCTACACATCTAATTTAAAATATCAGATCATGCTGGACAGTGTTCAAGGCCGAGCACCTGGTATGGCATTTGCACCCTACTGTTCTTTACCAGAATTAGAAGGGTGTATGAATATATGGCAGACTATGGAGATGATTCATAGTAGATCATACACATATATTATTAAGAACATCTATTCTAATCCGTCTGATGTATTTGATACTATCATTACCGATGATCGTATTGTTGAGAGAGCAGCTAGTGTTACTAAAGCATATGATGATTTTATTAATGTAGCAAATGAATGGGGTCAGAGCAGTAGTTGGACACCTGACATGAAGGATCATCCTAACTCAGAGTGGACAAGAAAAGATTTGAAGAGACATCTTTATAGAGCAGTAGCGAATGTTAATATCTTGGAAGGTATCAGATTTTATGTTAGTTTTGCTTGCAGTTTTGCTTTTGGTGAGCTCAAACTCATGGAAGGATCAGCCAAAATTATTAGTCTTATTGCAAGAGATGAGAACCAACATCTTGTTCTTACCCAAACGATCCTAAAGAATTGGAGAGAGGGTGATGATCCAGAGATGGTAGAGATAATGGAGGAGGAGAAAGGATGGTTGAAGTCTGCCTTTGAAACTGCTGTCAATGAGGAAAAGAAATGGGCAGAGTATTTGTTTAAGGATGGTAGTATGATAGGATTGAATGAAAAACTTCTATCACAATATGTTGAATGGATTGCTAACAAGAGAATGAAAGCAATAGGATTAACTCCTATCTATGATGTGCCTCTTAGAAATAATCCATTACCTTGGACACAACATTGGATTAGTTCCAAGGGTCTACAGGTAGCACCACAAGAGACTGAAGTAGAGTCTTATATCGTTGGTGGTATTAAACAAGATGTTAAGAAGGACACCTTCTCAGGATTTAAATTATGAGTGATTTTTCTGATTGGACACCGAAATATCCTGACGGTTTAGAGTCAGTTAGACGAGCAGTAGATAATGCTGTAAATCTATGTGGATTAGATAAGAATTTAATGGAAGACTTGCTTAAAGGTGAGTGGACAGAATTGACTACATCCAATTCAACTGGTAGAATGTCTAAGAAAATTGTGATTGAGTATGACATCCATCAAAAATAAAGAACAGTTCTTCAAAGACCTTGAAGACTGGGAACGAGAATATGCAGCTATGGATGCTGATCTAACTCAGAGGGAGTATGACATTCTTGGAGGTGACACATTGAAATCCCATGAAGGAATGATGTATGGTAGAATGTACAACGATTGGAAAAGGAGGAAAGGTTATGACGAAGAAACCGTATGATGACTCCAACTGGAGAGAAGAATATAAAGCTTATACTTCTAGTAAGTATGAGTTAGATCTCCTTGAGAATGGTCCTCATAGTTTGTCACAATCTTGGATGATGGGAGCATTGTATAACAAGTGGAAGAAGGTCAAAGGTTATAAAGATCCAGAACCACCTGATTGTCAATCTAGTTTAGGTGAATTTTTTAAGCAGCAAGATAAATACAAATAGTCTGACTATGTTAAATGCAAGAGGATATAAACAGTTTAAAAACTACAGCAACTAATGTTGCAAACGATCTAAAGAGTAAAGTAAAGAGTACTATGCAGTGGTTTGTTCCACCTGCTAGTCAATCTGCTAATCCTAGTGTTCGTAGTGGTGCATTGACACCTAACACTGGGTTTAAACCCATCAATTCTACTGGTGCTGATGGTAAACAACAGGGATATCTTAGGACAAAACCTGGTGGTACACCAACTCTTAATAAAGTCCCTACAAAAATAAATACTAATATTAAACCTATAAAGGCAGAGTCTGTGGAAACACCTATCTACGATGCAGTAATAGATTATCTCTTTGAAAAAGATATTGCAGATAGCATTGATCATGCACATGCTATTATGAAAGAATTGGATGGTAATGAGATAGATTTTATTATGAATGAGGCAAAGAAGCACAAATGTCCTGACTGTGGTAAAATGTATACAGGAGATACTTGTTCTTGTAAATGCTAGATGAATAACAGTCAGATACTGCAGCAAATGGATAAACAGATGCAGTATGGTGGTTATAAACCTTCACCTGTTGATAATAAAATGCATCTGAGAGAATGTGCTCAGATAATTGATGATCATCAGATTGATATTGATGAGGATAGAATCCTTGATTTGCTTGCTATCAAATATAGATGGCCAGAACAATCTATGAATGTACTTAACCAGTCTGGAGTTGTCTCTACTGGTTTTTTTGATAAGAATAATTATATCATCTATGATATGTGGAAGGATCTATATGATTATGGATTCACTACTCTATTAAGGAATGTTTTAGATTTAACTAGTCAACTTAGAGAATTAAATAAAAAGTTATTACCTTTAAGAGGATCAGATACTATTGCTAATTTTTATTTAAGTAAAGGTACTGATACTAGAAGACCTAGTTATGATCCACACAGTCATGACTATCATGTTGTGGTTAAACCCATCTATGGTAGGTCTACTTGGGTTATAAATGGAGAACAACAAGAAGCAAAACCAGGATCTGTAGTTATTGTTCCAGCTTTTTCACAACATTCTGTAACGGTTAATGCTGAACCTAGGTTATCATTAACCCTAAATCTTACTGGATAAATAACTAACATGAAAAATAAAACTATGAGATGGTTAAAGCAGGAGTTTACGAAAACCCCTGGATATATGAGGGTGAACCTTTTACTTCTGACGACATTGGCAACCAGTTCGGTTTTGTCTACAGGATTACTAATATCCAGACAGGCAGACAATACATTGGACGCAAATACTTCTGGTCAAAGCGTAAACCTAGAGGTGGTAAGAGAAGGGTTACGACTGAGAGTGACTGGAAGAGATACTATGGAAGCTCTGACGA